GTCTAACATATGTTCTGATACTGTTGGGCTCATCTTAGATGATGTAGCCAACACAATTGCAGAACGCAATAATGGCTTGGCTGTTACCGAACGTATTTTACGTTATGTTAATAATATGCCAGCAACAGCGGTTAAGGCTGAAGTAAGGGATAAGGGAACAGTCCCTATTAGACCTAAGTCTGTAGTTATGACATCCAACGTTATGGACTTTGGTGCCAAAACGTATTCTATAGAACCTCTGTCAGTGACACGTCGATGTGATGTCCTTCTTGAAGTGACTTTACGTCCTGGTTTTAAAACTTCAGAAGGAACATTGGATAAGGCTAAGATGGCCACCTACCCTAAGGGTATGTGGGTTGATGCCTTTTTCTTCACTGTTTACAAATATAAGTGTGATCCTATGGATCGTTCTGCTATTGAGCGTATTGATAATCTGACCCATACATATAAAGATGGTTCTACTGTGAGTCTTACTAATATGGGTTGGGAGGACTTGTTTCGGTATCTTTACCATGCTTCACAATTTCACTTTCATACACAGGATCATATTCCATCCACTGATGAGGAAATGCACGAGATGTGCATTTTGTGTAAGACATGCTGTGTACCTAGGCAATTCTGTAAATGTGCAGTGACAGTTGACAGTTCTAGCGTTGCAAATGGAGAGAGAGTTATTTTGGATTTCGATCCCAATAGCGAAGCTTTTGTTTCACCACATACGCCCATGCCTTCTCTTACAGAGGATCTGCACTCTACTTGGACAACTGACGACGATTTGCCAGTTGCCCAAGACCACTCAGGCGAGTACTCTGAAGGTTGGCTTTCCCGAGCTATTCACTGGTGCAAAAAACGGGCTAGATTGCGCTTCAAACTTTTTTCCACCACGCCTGGGCTTGGTGACAGCGATGATGAGGTCCTCATACGCACGGATAAAAATGCTGCTCTTAAATACTTTGATGGGCTATATAGTAGTACTGTTTTCCGTATAGCTACTTGTCTTCCGGATATTCCTTTTATAGCCAAAGGCGTCTCTATGGTTGCCAAGTGGAAATGTGCACAGTTATTGACTAGTAAAGAGCCAGGCTCGTGGCGATACCTTCTTGGTGCTGCTTTCACTGTAAGCCTGTCTACCATAGGTTTAGGATTGGTTGCTCTTCCTATAGGTGTGGTAACAGGTGTTGGCTTACTGTTTGACACTTGTGTATGTAAGTTTCGCCAACTGCGCGCATCTGCTTTGTTATTTGGCTCAGGTGTTATATCATCTTGTGCCTTCAAGTATATCAGCGCCAACTGGCTTAAGATAACTCTATGGTCTTCAGCTAGCATAGCTACATTGTTCGTTTGTTCTAGTATTGCGAAGAGATTGTTGTATGCTAGGAACCATGTCTCACATGGCAATTTGAATCCAAAGCATGTGTCAGAAGTCAAGTCGCGAGACAATGAAACTTGTCAATGGCAGAAAGTTTACCAGGTACCCACTAAATTCCCCAAGACTGACAATATGACACGTGATGACTTTATGCGAATCATACACGGTAATATACGCCTTCTTAAGTTTCATGATGTGCGATTGAATAGGAAGCCTAAATGCCACTGTTTGATGATAAGAGGCAATTTTGGCCTAATACCCGCACATGCTGTTAAGAATTTCCGAGAGGGCGAAGTAACGATTTTTGTTGGGCCAGAAAATTCGACTCTTGGCTCTATAGATGCTCACCTGGATTCCAGCATGTTATATCATATACCAAGGACTGATATATGCATCATATATTTTTCCCGCCTTAACCAGTGTAGAGATATAACTCAATACTTCCCAGGGAGTGCTCAGAGCAGCAAGGTTGGTGCTCTTCTAAGCAAAAGCATCTTTGGTGAAGACGTTACTTGGGGTTGTAATATACGTTCTTATTCACAGAATCTGCGTACTACAGGTATGATGTGTTCATCTTTCTCTGGTTATGTGTCTTCCCTGCATGGAAGTGCTCAAAGTTACGAAGGCCTTTGTGGTGCTCCTTTGGTCTCATTCGACGCGCCCATGTGTATTTTAGGCCTGCATCTCGGTGCTGTGCGCGATGAACTCAATCCATACAGGGAGTGTTTTTCTGGGACTATCACACCTGAACAGATTAAAGAAGCCATATCAGAGTTGGATCATTCTCCCTTAGTTCATTCCCATGCTAGTTGGGGTGAAGTTCCTGAAACCCTGTATGGGAAGCCTGTAATAACTGACCACAAAATTCATGCACGGTCTGCTATTTCGTATCAGAAGCCTGGTGCCGTTTCCACAGCAGCCATGCATATGGGATGTGGTACGCACCGTATGAAGTTCAAGTCCAAATGTGTCCAGACACCAATATCTCCATATGTCAAGCAACTATTTAACATTGAACATCAGTGGGATGGGCCCGCTTTTCACAAAGATTGGGTGTTCAATGTAGACTACCTTACTTTTGCAGCGAAGTGCCCAGCAGGTTTGCCCTGCTCACATGTGTCCTTTGCTTATGACGATTATCTTACGCAAGTGTTAGAAGGTATTGATGCAAGCTTCTTTTCGGTTGCCAAGCCATTGTCAGATATTGCTAACGTTAATGGGATCCCTAAGTGCCGTTTTATAGATGCATTGACAATGACAACGTCTGTGGGCTATCCAATAAACCGTCCTAAGACAGACTTTGTTGCAGATGCCGACCTTGAGTGTGGCCATTATAATGGCTATCAACACCCACGTATACTGGATAATATGTTTTTCGATGAGGTGGATCGTTGTGAAAAACTCCTATTGAGGGGTGAGAGACCTATGTGTATTTTTTATGCCTCTCTTAAAGATGAACCCACAAAGACCACTAAGGAGAAGGTGCGGATTTTCCAATCCGCGCCCATGGCTCTCTCTTTGTTGGTCAGGAAGTATTTTCTTCCCATCGCTAGGATCTTTTCCTGCAACCCACTCACTACAGAGTGTGCTGTTGGTATTGCTGCCGAGGGACCAGAATGGTATCAATGGGATGCCCACGTTTTTAAGTTTGGCCCAAAGCGCGTTCTTGCCGGTGACTATTCAAAATACGATTTGCGTATGCCAGCACAATTATCCACATTGGCGCTAGGCATCATGATCAAATGCGCAGAGCAGTGCCCGCATTATACCAGTGAAGACATACTTGTGATGAAGGGGCTGGTTACGGAACTTGCATATCCCATAGTACATCTTAATGGAGACATAATAGCTCTGTTAGGTTCTAATCCTTCTGGACATAACTTAACAGTGTATGTCAATTCTGTTGTTAATTCTCTTATTTTCCGATGTGCATATTTTGCTTCACAACAACACATCAGTAAGTCTCGTATTCGCCCTTTTAGAGCTGTTTGTGCCGCTAGCTTTTATGGGGATGATGCTATCTCCACAGTTAGCAAACAGCTGGGGGACAGTTTCTGTTTCAGACAAATGAAGATTTACCTTGAAAGCCATGGCATAGTCTTGACACCACCAGATAAGAGTGATGATAAAAACATCACGTTCTTTGACAAGGAGAATGTGGATTTCCTTAAGAGGCGAACAGTCTTTGTCCCTGAGATCTATTTACCTGTTGGTGCCTTGTGTGAGGAATCTGTCTTGAAGTCCCTGTGTTGTGTTCTTCAGGGTGCTGAATCGGTTGAGGCTGTGACACAATCAAATCTTACCCTAGCGGCCCGCACATTCTTTTATCACGGGCGTGAGGTTTTTAATACTAATTTGCGTATTTTGCGTTCTCTGGCAGAAACTCAAGGATGGAATCTTGAACTGCTCCTCCTACACTATGAGTTTGATGACTGGGCACGCATACATATGCAATCGCATCGCAAGGAATATCTTTCCTTGTACTATCATGAAAATGACAGTGGCAAGTTTATAGGTTCGTGTTCTGATGTTTGGTCAAGGAAGATCAAGCAAAAGTACCCATACTATTTTGATGTGGCTAGCATATCCACGGCCGATTATATGCGCGAGAGTCTACTTCAATTAGACTCCCGCACCCACGCCCAGTATGGCGTTAAACTACAACATGACGTATTGATTACTCATGAACTCAGTGGTGCCAACCCCATCGAGTGACATGTGCTTGCGTTGTGTACGGTAGTTGAGTTGTATTTACAGCTCGTGTGCCACGCACACAAACAATTGGCTCGCAGAGTTAAGATTGGTGGATCTTGATATCTGTTAAAATTTAAATTGCACCGCTAGTACTAATAATTTAGACGGATCAGATGCCGTATCATCTGAAAATCAAGCGCCTGTGCAGAGCACTATTGCTCCGCCAAATATGCGCTCGCAAGTGACTCAGTTCACTGATCAAGACCCCGGATGGGGCGCCTCAGTACCATCTGTTATGGATAGTACTCGAGATGTTGCTTATTCTGACAATACTTCTCTGGGTGAATTTCTTAGGAGACCAATCAGTATCTGGCGCCAAACGTGGCTTAGTACTGACACCGCTACTACTGTTTGGGCGTTTGACCCCTGGTACCTTTTCCTTAGCAATCCCCAGATAGCCAATAAGATAGACACCTACAAACTCCTTCAAGGATCTTTGCGTGTGAAGTTTGTTATTAATGCAAATGGTTTCAGTTATGGGTGTATGATGGCCTACTATCACCCGCTGCAGTACCAAGATACTACCGCTGGCTATAATGCTGTTACAAATGTGGATCCAGATGCTTCTGGTATTGTCTCTGCACATGGAACTTTCTCAATGCGCAAGCAACATCTTATTCGTCACTCGCAGAAGCCTAGGGTTTTCCTTATGCCCCAAACCTCTACGGGTGGCACACTTGAATTGCCATTTTTGTGGCCCCAAAATTGGTTAGATCTTACTGCAGGTGATGCAGATAAGATGGGGAAGATATTTTTATGTCAGTTAAATCCACTTAAATCGTTAACTTTAACCAATACTGCCCGCGTCTCCATTAATGCATATGCATGGATGGAAGATGCCAAGTTATCCCTTACTACGACTTTTGGACACAAATTATATAACGTTCCTTCAAGTGGCTCTGGTACTGCTTATAAAATCAGTTATAGTTGGCCGCCACTCGTGCCTGCCTATAAGACGATAGGTACTGGTCTTAAAACAATTGCCGATTCACATGCTGGTGCAGATGAATATGGAACTGGTCCAGTAAGTAAAGTGGCCAATAGCGTGGCTCTTGCTGCGGGATCGCTTTCGGAAGCTCCCATTATTGGACCATATGCGAGGGCTTCGTCTCTGATTGCAGGTGGCATTGGGAGATTGGCCTCTCTCTTTGGTTATTCGCGTCCTACTATTATCACAGATGTAACGCCTTATAAGCCCATCTATTTTGGCAATTTAGCCAATACAGACGCTGGCGACTCCAGCCAGAAGCTGACTTTAGACTCCAAGCAAGAGGTTTCGATTGATCCTCGTGTGGTCGGGTTACCTCCAAAGGATGAAATGACCATTCGTTCTATCGCTGGGAGAGAATCATTCTTTGCAACGTTTGAGTGGTCTGGAGCTAGTGGCGCTGGTGGCCAGGCCTTTAAAGCCGGGAAACGGCTTATGAATTGTTTAGTGACACCACTCCTATATCAGTGTTATGTGCCTACCAGTCCTGTAAATCATAACAAAATTGAATATAATATGACTGGATGTTGTTTTGCAGCATTGCCTTTTGGAGCATGGCGCGGAACTATGCGCTACCGTTTCCAGATAATCGCTTCTCAGTTTCATCGTGGCCGTATTCGCGTAGTTTGGGACCCCCGGAAGATAAAGGAGCAAGGCACTCATTCATTGTGGGAGACATCGAATATTATGTCATGTATAATTGATCTAGCAGAAAACCGTGATTTCACTGTTGACATTGGCTGGGGTCAATCCACGACGTACATGATTGCTGGGCTAGATCCAGGCAATCGCCATGTCGATGAGGCATCCTATTATCTCGCTGGATCCACTGCCGCCAATACTTCCATTAAGGAAGAATGGGGAAATGGCACGATTGGCATATATGTGGTAAATGAGCTGGTGGCTACCGCCACAGGAACAGGAGCCGCATTAGATACGCCTTCAGCTTGGATTAATATGTTTGTTTCATGTCCAGACTTAGACGTGGCTAACCCTGAGGAAGCTGCTCTGCAGCGGTGGATGAATGTTATACCTGAGGGCCTTGGTATACCACCAGACTTGGCAATCGCTGACTCCCATGCTGGTTTTAGCGAAACCGAACCTGAGCATAAGCCTGTCTCGCCAGGAGCTGCTGATTTTTACTTGGGGCCTTCTGTTCCCATGATAGACGACAAAACCTCAAGTGTATATTATGGGGATCCCATTGTCTCATTGCGCACGCTAATGAAGAGATATTGTTTTCACATGGGCCTCGTGGCTTTTCACGATACTACTGATGCCAGCACGCAGAGCAATGTTATTATATATACTTTGCCTGATTACCCACAGCCCTATGGAACAGCAATGCACCTTTGGGCCCCTCTTTATGTGAGCACAAATCCAAATGCTACTAATCGTAAAGAGTATGGATGGTGTCCTGCCAAGAATAGCTGGCTATCCTTTTATTCTCCAGCATATGCTTGCCGTAGGGGTGGTATCCGCTGGAAGTACATGTATAAAGCCGAGGACAAGGCCTCTACTAGTGATAACAAGTACCTCGGTTTACCCGCCACTTTCTTGGTAACGCGTGGCACATGGCCCAAGCCAGAATTCTCTAGGCGTAGGGCCATAGTTGCCGCAGGACGTTACGAGAAGATGCCACTAGACTTCCAGGACGATTATCCAAGTGGCGAAGGTGGTTTGTTTGCCACCAACACACAGGGAAATCCTGTAATCGAAGTCGAGCTTCCGTTTTACTGCTATTATCGTTTTCTTTCTACGAAACAGCAGGATTACATACCCTCTGCTGGCGTAAAGTATACCCGCGAAAGTGAAGCTCGCAATTTGCTCCCGACGCATAGCGTCACCTGTAATTTATCAGGGAATAAGAACAACGCAGAACCTATACTTAGTTATGTTGCTGCAGCTGATGATTACTCCCTTTTTATGTATCTCGGTCCCCCAGTACTGTATCACCTTGATAATAAGGCAGATGTTGAATCTAAGACAGTAGCGCGGTTACCGTATGAATGGCTTTGATAGAGCCATAGTTAGACACTTTACACAACTATAGACAGTTATAGTTGTCTCATAAGAGAAAAATGTATTTACACTAAATGTAAACACTTCTCTATGAGTTGTGTCTACATTTGACTGTAAGTTATTTTATTTGGTG